ATCCTGCTCCAGTAAATACCCTATTTCCAACAATGGGTACAACAGTCTTACCGACTGGAGGTACTGGAACGGGTAGTGGTCCTCCAGGTCCTACTACTACAGCGGCTCCTGGAGCTACAACTCCTACAACAGAGACTGCCCCTTTTACTGCTGGAACTACCGCAGTTGCTCCTGAGACAGCCCCACTTACTCCAGAGCCTACAGTAGAGCCTACAACATTTCCCACATCACACCCTCTTGTTCTAACAGTGGGCGTTTTTACACATGAAAGAAGAAGCGTAAATAGTTTTTCTTGGAATACCGAGAGTGTTACAATAACAGAAAGTAATAAAAATACAGCTTTGGACAATCTAAGTAACGTTAACAATCTAACTTATGAAGAAAAGTTTATATATAACGACTCTGGCGAAATTTCAGACTATAATCCTTGGTATTTCATACACTATAGTATAGGCGGCGGAGCCACATCTTATAGAATAAAATACGAAGGCATTATACCAGGTATATATCCGTTAAGGTATGTAATCGTGCCGTATATTCCGACTGCTGAAGAGGCTATTGAAGGTATATCAAGGGAATCTAGTACTAACCAATATTTCAATTGCTCAACTAACTATAATATAAGTAACTTTGGTATCATGATAAGTAACGATATGCGTGTTCGGTGTCTAGGTAATGAAGCATTTGGTCCACAGACATTAAAAATTATTGTAGATGATGGTTTTACTACTGTTGAGCAAGACCTTACTTGGAACAGGGCTAACTATATTGATTCCGGTATTTCTTGTTATATCAATGGTTATTTTGTTCAAATAAAAATACCAATAAGCATAGCCATAGACAACGACCTAATATTTGATTTATCTCCAACAGAAGATCGTAGACTCAGTACTCCATATATAAATCTTAATTCTACAAAAGATGGGGTTATGGTTGACTTCGGAGCAGGAAAACAGAAAACAAATTGGTTTAGTTTGGATAAGTCTGAACGGTATATAAACTACCAAATAAAAGACGGTTTTGTTTATAGTAAAATAAGGCTCATTCCTGCTGGATTAGATACAGGCGTTTTAAATACACAAACCTACTATTACAGAGAGAACTACGGTTGGGGATACTCAAACTACGGCCTAGTTTCAAACACCAGACAGCTTAGGTCTCCACATCATTTAGGTGTATTAACCCTTTCTTTAAAGAATAAAGCAACCCAAGAAGAAACAGTCTTTCATAAAAAATTGTACTGGTACTGTTTACCCACACAGGGACCGAGCGTACACTGGAATAAGATAAATATTTCTAACACTATTAGGGATAGTAACAATACATATGAATATTATCATGGCTATACTTTTGAGTGACCACAGAGGTATTATATAACATGGCTTTAACATTAAATGTTGCTGATGGCTTTAATGTTGACTATTACTGGACGGGTGTTGCTTATGATACCTATATAGGTAACACAGATAAATTTACGGTTAAAGACGAGTACAGCAATTTATGCTATAGATTCAGGGCAAGTGGCGGAACACCCCCTTACGTATATAACATGATAGGAAATGCCCCATCAGTAATTGGTCTAGTTAATCGTCCAAGGTCAGAATACTATCACGAGTATGCAGATTTAACATTAACTGCTGCGGTAACTTTTGTTAATACTGATGCCGGAGTAAAAAATGTAGCAATCACTTGTACAGATAGTGCTGGTGAAAATATTTCAGTATACGGAACAATCACTATTAATAAATCCATTACTTATGGACTGACTTTAGAACCTGTAGATACTACAACACGACCTTCTACATCTGTACATAAAGACTTTACAGGTTATAAGTTTTTAAATAAAAAAGCTTATATAAGCACAACCATGACTGGTATGACTGATCCAATACTAAGCCCAGCACCAGGTTGGTACTACATGCTTGAAAATGGGTGTAGTGTGAACATATTTTTTGCTATAAAAGGAACACAGAAAAATCCTAAAAATAAACCAAAAGTTAAAATCTATAAAAAACCTACCTTTTTAACATTTGAACAACCAGATACTGATAAGCTAGAATGGAAACTAACCGGCTTGGTTGAGGCTAACGTAAAAGACAAATTTTACCCGTTATATTTTGTTATGGAAGACGGGCCATCTAGCGACAAAGACATATACCCTATGATAAACATGATGTTTTATGTTCCTGGTATTCCAAGTTTGTGAAATTTCCTAATAGGCCGTTAAATTATGATAAGCTTACGAGACATGCCTGTAGCTGTACACTTTACTAAGACTAATACACCTAACGCTGAAGGGACTTTCACACAAAGTAGATTTATTTTATTTAATATCGGAATAGGTAAAACTGATTTTACATTAAAGTGTAATGTTCAGCACTATCGGGGGTCAGGTCGAGTTAAGGTTCATTATGGGAATACCTTATTAGGAGAATTTGGTTGGCATCAGGGTATCGCCTATATTGTTGGAACAGTAACTACGTCGTCACCAGCTGTCTACCCTGGAGAATACATTAAAGTTACGACAGAGGCTTACATAGATACACTAACCCCTGTAGGGCTATTAACCATAGACGTTTTGCTAACATGTGATAATAGTGACAGTCCTGCGCGTAAGCCATATCATGTTGGAAGACCGACTGGAACAGCGCTATTTGACGTCGGCGTGACTCCTGTTGGGTTAACGACTGACCTACATGTAACCACTGAGGCTCCAACAACTTTTGCTCCACTCACTCCTGCACCAACACCTGTAATAACAACTGCTACTATATTTCCAACAACAGCAACTGCAACTTCGCCACCACCAACAACTTACACAACAGCAGCCCCTATAACTCCTGGTATAACTCCACAAAGTACAGTTTTTCCACCAGCTACTTTTCCAATTGACCCTACTATTTCACCTATTATGGTCAAAGTTCCAGATGACAATGAACTTAATAAAATATATTTAAGTAACTATGTACATAGTAACAATACTGACCTGTTTAAATTTGAAATTTCAGGTGGTCATGGTATATACGCACCGACTTATTCCGGTTTAGTCCCACCAATGGTTATTAAAAGTTACCCTAATAACACATCTACAGCCAATCGTATTGAAGATCTTGAATATTCAGAGGATACTTATAAGGTAGTTAGTTTGCAGACAGGTGGCTTAGAAAGTTCAGTGTTTACTAATAATCAGCTTGGCGAAATTACCTTTGACATTGGAGTTACTGACTCTGTAAATGTTGATTCGACATCGGATGTACTCACTATTAAAAATTCTAGTGGAATATATGTAGATAACTCTGATAACGACACAGAGGATTTTATAGTAACTAGTTATGATATAAGCCGTATATTTAATGACTTTGCAGTAAGTGGCGCTGCTGATTATATGACTAATCAACCATCTGTAGACTTATTAAAATTTAGTTACTTTCCATCTGCTGCTTGGTATATGGCGTTTCAGAATATCAAAAACAATGCTATGATGGTTAAAATAAAGGGTACAGTAGAACCAGCCTCAATTAAAAACTGGCAGTTCGTATTTACACCGGCTACAACACTTAAAGACAAGCTTACGCTTAACCCAAACCGCTTATTAAACTCAGATAACGTTTACTTGGATACAACTGCTGCTACTTGGTATGATATAACTAAGTGTTTTATTATGCCAAGGTTTACTTTTATAAACGGTTATTATTATTGGTTATTTGTGTTTCCAGATTTTGCCCCACTACAGAATATTAAGTATTTGGACAACCCACTTAATGTAGTGTGGTCTAAACTGAGCCGTGAGTACCAGTTTAATAAGGGTGGTCCTTTCGTTTTTTCAAATTATGTAAACCCTGATCCACCTGATGCAAATGGTGTTTATAAAGTACCAGCTCCTATTTTTTATGCAGGAACTTTTAGGGGTAATATAAAAAGTGATGATAATACTACTACTTTAAAGACTACTGGGGATATTGATTTCTGGTATACGGCAGGAAATAAAGCCGCAATACCCAGTGACTCTAGAATAAATAGACTAAAATTAAACTTGACTTAAATAGGGGGATAAAATGTCAGATCCACTTTCTATCAATGTAGCAGACGGGTTTTTATTAGAATTTAAAACCGGTGTTCCGTATTTTACACACAGCGCCAATCGGGAAGGATTTTTAGTATCAAACGCTATACGTTTTATAACATCTGGTGGAAACCCAGACTATGCTTATAACATTACAGGACCATTACTAGACAAAGTAGTTTTAACTAACTATGCTGGAAATAAACAAAGGTTTGCTTATGCTGATTTAAAAATTAGAAATGACGTTATCTTTGGAAAAAACGATATAGGCGACTATAGTATTCAAGTTGTGTGCTCTGATTCTACATCAGGGTCTATTTCAGTACCAGGAACAGTAAGAATAGCTAATAGCAATATTCCATATTTTTTAAGTTATAAGATGTATACAGACACACCCTTAGCGTTTAATAACATAGCTTACTTTAAAACGGGTTTGTTCGGATTAACTTTTTCTCCAAGAGCTTTTTTCGTTGTACAACATAACACAGCATTTAAACTAGGTTTAAGAATAAACGGAGACCCTAATGGTAACATAATAATATCAGATAGTAAGAAACCGGCCTGGGTAACTAGAGTGAGACCTATTATTAACGACAATTACTGGGAATGGTCTGGAATAGTAGACGCGGATAGGACATATGATAACCTATTTGAATGGGAAATAACGTTTAAAGACAGAATTTCCGACACAGTATATACAGAATACCCTAGTATTCCTATGTATATCTGTGTGCGTGGAAAGCCATAAATATAACACATTGAGTATAATACAGTGAAAATATATGTATGTTTGAGTTCTTTAGGAAACCCTGTAGCAGAAAGAAACCAGTTAGCCAAACTGCTTGACTATGCCAAAAAAGTATATGATTAACTTCTCTAACTTTTTAGTTAAAAGAGTTAATCCAATGGGGTACAGGGGGTACCACTCTCCGACTGGAATATATACCTACCCGTTAGAAGATTTTAAAGTGGACCTAGAAAACGCAGTACAAGAAAGTGAACTACTTCAACCTTTAGGTTGAAGTAGTTCACTTATGTACAACTTAGCTCGCATGATAGCTGAAATTGTTAGACTGGGCAGTGAACTACTTCAACCTAAAGGTTGAAGCTTCCTGCGTCGGTCTCAAACATCAAGATACATTTAGCAGGCTATCCCCGTAGTTCCTACG